TCACATCTTAAAGTTTCAACGTCGTATCGTGCTACTATTACAGAAGCAAATAAAGAAGCGGCGTTTAACTGGCTTCGGGACAATGGACTAGGTGATATTATTAAGAACGAGATCTTGGTATCATTTGGTCGTAACGAGGATAACAAGGCAGCAACTTATGCTGAACTTGCGAAGGGTCAAGGGTTTCAACCGACACAAAAGATGAAGGTAGAACCCATGACTCTGAAAGCGCTAGTCCGTGAGCGTATCGAGGCAGGTAAAGACATGCCAACGGAAATCTTTGGGGTATTCTCAGAGAATAAGACAACAATAAAAAGGAACAAATAAACATGAACCAAGTACAAACAAAAAAAGAAGGAGCACTAGCAACATTTGATATGGAAGCTGATGCAGCACAAGGAGCACAAAATATATCGCAAGAAGATCTTGCGTTGCCTTTCTTAAAAATTTTGGGCCAATTATCACCGGAAGTTAATAAACGTGATGGTAAATATGTTGAGGGTGCAGAACCTGGCAAAATAATTAATACTGTTACAAATCAATTGTACGATTCCATACAAGTCGTACCATGTCATTACAAACGACAGTATATTGAATGGGCAGACAGAGGTACCAGCACAGGTGCACCTGTAGCTATTCATGATGCTGACAGTAGTATTGTTAGCACTACTACTAGAGGTAAGGATTATAAAGATAGATTACCAAATGGTAATTATTTAGATAATACTGCTAGTCATTTTGTATTGACTATTGGAGATAACCCACAAACAGCTTTGATTTCTATGAAGTCTACTCAACTTAAAGTTAGTAGAAAATGGAATTCAATGATGATGGGTATTAAAATGCAGGGTAAAAACGGTTTATTTACTCCGCCAACTTACAGCCACATTTATAATCTAAAGACCGTTCAGATGTCTAATGACAAAGGAACATGGTTTGGTTGGGATGTAGAAAAGGTTGAACCAGTTAAAGATAAATCTATCTATGACATGGCAAAATCTTTTGCAGAATCTGTAGGTAAGGGTGAAGTAGAAGCTAAACACGGCACCGAAGAAACTAAAAGTTCTTCAAACTATTAAAAGTATCCTAGGTAGTGGGCGTCGAAGCGAGAGTGGATACGCCCACTTTTATTTTGTATGATAGAAAGATTTAAAAATATATTTTATGGATTAGACCGTGCACATGGTGTCACTTTAGTTGGTGAATCAAATGGTAACGGTAACAAAATTAAAGGTAAATCTTTTGTTAAACGAGAACCAGTCACAGATGATTTGTGGCAAAAACATTTAGATGGTGCCGATAGTTTAGGTATTATACCAATTAATGATGACAACAAATGTAAATGGGGATGTATAGACATTGACTCATATGCAGAGTTTGATCACAAACAATTAATAAACAAAATAAAACAATTTCAATTACCATTAGTTGTATGTAGATCAAAGTCCGGTGGTGCTCATGTATTTTTATTTACAGAAGATTATGTATCAGCAGGTTTGATGCAAGATAAATTAAATGAGATTAGGTCTGTATTAGGTTATGGTGGATCAGAGGTATTTCCAAAACAAAGAGAATTAAAATCAAAAGATGATACAGGAAATTTTTTAAATTTACCATATTTTAATTGTGGTCAAACAACAAGATATGCCTTTATGGAAGATGGCGAGGCTGCTAGTATAGATGCTTTTTTTAAACTCTACGAAAGACATAAACAACAAGACATCAGCACAATAAAAATTAAAAGACCAGAGACACCATATTCTGATGGACCACCTTGTATAGAATTAATGGCACAAAATAAAATTGGTGAAGGTGGTAGAAACAATGCATTATTTCATTATGGAGTGTATGCAAAATCTAAATGGCCAGACAATTGGAAAACAAAAGTAATGATATTTAACGAGTCTGCAATGCAACAACCATTGTCAGATACTGAGGTACAAATAATTATAAAACAACATGATAAAAAAGAATGGGGTTATAAATGTAGTGACCAACCTATGTGTAGTTTATGTGACAAAAAATTGTGTAGATCTAGGAAGTTTGGCATAGGTCAAGAGATAATTTTTCCAAGTCTAACAGATTTGCAAGTAGTCAACCTGGAAGAGCCTTATTATTACATGAACGTAGATGGAGATAGACTATATTTAGATTCAGCAAAACATTTAGCTAATCAAACTTTGTTTCAAGAGGAGTGTATTAAACAATTAAGAATAAATCCACCAACATTAAAAACAAGTGATTGGAAAAAAATTACAACTGTACTATTAAGTAGTGCAGAAATCACAGAACCTGCAGAAGGTACAAGCACAAAAGATATATTAAATAATTATTTAGAAGATTATTGTGTAAACAGAATACAAAAAGATGATTACGAAGACCTACGTAATGGTGGTACTTACACAAAGGATGGTTTTCATCATTTTGTATTTGATAATTTTTTTAACAATTATTTGTCTAGAAAACATTGGAGAGTTCCATATCAAAGAACATCACAGATGTTAAAAGATGATTTAAATTGTACTACCAAACGTGTAGGCAAAACAAAACTATCTGTATTTGTCGTAGCTAGATTTGATAAAAAAATAGAAACATACAAACCAAAACAATTTAAAAAGGAGAATTATTGATCGCAGTTATGGATTTAGCAGCAATAACAATGTTTACTGCTCTATGGATTTATCTTCATTTAGGATTATGAGACATTTTATAAGAATATGGCAGGGTGTAGAACACAAAGTTTTGGGTTCTAAAGATGATAGAAAAATTTGTGATGGATGTAAAAAAGAATTTAATCAAAGAAATTTTCAAATAGCTAGTCCTAAAACAGATAGAAAAACTCAAACAATTTATAAAAGATTAAAAAATAAATGTAAAAATTGTGAGAACCCTTTACGTAATATACGAAACAATTTAGAAAAACATCCAGACACTCCACCAAAAACAAATTACTGCGAACATTGTTATAAAAAATGTAAACCTGTATTACACCATAATCATCTTACAGGTAACTTTGTAAGATGGGCATGTGTAAATTGTAATAGTAGATTTGTGCACGATACATTAGAAGAACATATTAAAGATGCAGAAAGGTGGTATAAAGAATGAGAAACATAATTTATGGACCACCCGGCACAGGTAAAACACATACATTACTTGAACATATAGAAAAATTTTTAGCTGATACACCACCAGATAAGATTGGTTATTTTACATTTAGTAAAAATGCTGCACGAGAAGGTAAAGATAGAGCAGTAGAGAAGTTTAAATTATCCTATAATGATGTGCCATACTTTCAAACTCTACATTCATTTTGTTTTAATCAACTAGGTGTGAACAAAAATCAAGTGATGCAACCAAAGCATTACAAAGAATTATCCGAAAAAATGAAAATAGAATTAGAAGGTGCAAAGCAAGACGAAGATTATGAAGGTATATTTTTTTCTCCAGACCCTTACATACAGTTAATAAACTTAGCAAGGTCTAAAGAAATGGACCCTATAAAATTTTATCATCTAAATAATAATTATAAAATACAATTAAATAAGTTAGAAATAATAATTGAAGAATTAGAAAACTATAAAGAACAGAATGGTTTAATTGACTTTCCAGATATGCTGGATAAATTTATAACAAGCGGTGAGGCACCAAGTTTGAGAGTTATGTTTGTTGATGAAGCACAAGATTTAAGTTTAGTGCAATGGAAATTAGTTAAAAAGATAGAAGAAAAATCACAAGACTCATACATATCAGGTGATGATGACCAGGCTATATACAGATGGAATGGTGCACATGTAAGTACATTTATAAATTTAGAAGGTAAAAGAACTACATTAGATCAATCAAGAAGGGTGCCACAAAAACCTTTTGCGCTTGCAAATAAGATAATAAAAAAAGTACACGATAGGGTCGACAAAGAATGGTTACCAAAAAAAGAAGAAGGATCTGTTCACTATTGTACTGATCTATATGAAGTGGATTTTTCACATGGTAGATGGTTAGTGTTAGCACAAGCAAACTATATGTTAGCTGGTATTGGAGACATATTAGATCAAAAAGATTTATATTGGCAACGAAGAAATGCTACTCCAAGAGTAAAAAATATTTATGAAATTGCACAAAAATGGAATGATTTAAAAAAAGGTATACCTCTTCATTATAATGAAATTAATAAAATTAAATTAAAAATGTCCAAAGATAATTGGGATTCAAAATTATTTAAAACAATAATCAAAGATGGATTTTATGACATTGATACATTAAAAGAAAAATATGGACTTAAAACAGAAGAAGAGTGGCATGTAGCATTAGATCAAGTTTTAAAAACAGATATAAGAAAAATATTAAATTTAATAGAAGCAGGTGAGGATTTAAATAAAAATCCTAGAATTAGTATTTCTACAATACATGGAGTCAAAGGTAACGAAAGAGAAAATGTAGTTGTAACAACAGACTTGTCTGGTGCAGCATTTATTGATTATGAAAAGGATCCACAAGATTCTCATAGATTGTTTTATGTTGCGTGCACAAGAACAGAAAAAAACTTATACATAATAGAACCACAAACAAGAAAGGCTTACAATCTATGACAAACAAAGATTTATTCAAAGGCACAACATATAATTCGTTAGAAGAGCAGGTAGGTGGGAAGCACTACCGCTCGATGAAGATTCAGCCTGCAGAGTTCATAAACGAAAACAAATTGCTTTTTGCAGAGGGTAATGCTATAAAGTATATCTGTCGACATCAGTCGAAAGGGAAAGAGCAAGATATAAAGAAGGCAATACATTATTTAGAAATGATACTGGAGAGGGATTATTCATGAAGCCAATATTTAAACCACAAACAGAATGGTTACCACCAGAGTCTTTTCCTGATCTATCAAAGTATGATGAGATTGCAATTGACTTAGAGACAAAGGACCCGGAACTAAAAACCATGGGCTCTGGATCTGTAACAGGCAAAGGACACATTGTAGGTATAGCTGTAGCTGTGCATGATTGGGCAGGGTACTATCCTATACGTCACGAAGGTGGCGGTAACATGGACCATGGAATGGTTACGAGATGGTTACAAGATGTACTAAATACACCTGCAACTAAGATATTTCACAATGCTATGTACGATGTATGTTTTTTGAGAGCTGAAAGGTATGAAATACAGGGTACTATCGTAGATACCATGATTGCTGGCTCTCTCGTGGACGAGAATCGCTTTCGATACGATTTAGGTAGTTTGGGTCGGGATTACGTCGGAATCGGCAAAAACGAGGCTGTATTGAAGGAAACTGCGGACCATTGGGGTATCGATGCTAAGTCTGAGATGTATAAACTGCCTGCAATGTATGTTGGTGAGTATGCAGAGCAAGACGCAGTGTTAACACTTAAACTTTGGCAAGAGATGAAGAAAGAGATCATGGGTCAAGACATAGAAGACATCTTCAATCTTGAGACAGAACTATTTCCATGTCTTGTTGACATGAGATTCCTGGGTGTACGTGTTGATATGGATGCAGCTCACAGACTTAAAGAAGAATTAGTTGCTGAAGAGAAACAATGTCTACAGCAAGTGTATAAAGAAACTGGTATTGA